AGATGCTTTACAAGATGAGCACTTGAAGGGATGGATATCTAGATTCACTTTTTAAACACCCACTTACCATCGCTGTCGATCTTCATCCATTTAGCCGGACATTGAGCCTCGCGGTCTCTTGATGGGCAGACCCAACCGCGATACTCGTTGCCATCCTTAACGCCATTCTTGAGCACCATCGCGCCGTGATTACAGATTGGCACTTCATCGGCTATCTCAGCGCCTAACTGTTCTACCAAGTAGTCGATATTGTGATGGATTGGCGCTGGATCATCTGGACGCTGTTCTTTAACAAATTCAGCAAGGTTCTTACTCGTTGTCTCGATTGGCTTCTTATGGCTTTGGAATGGCTTTGGATTCGGTTTAGCAAGATAGCCGGCAAGGTTTAATGCGCGAGAAATCGATCCAGTCTCAGCCAGTTCTAGGGCATATTGTTTACTTTTTGACTCACTCGATAGCCCAGTAGTCCAGGGATTAGCGTCTGCTTCTGTGCGCCATATCTCGCACTTGACGATATACACATCGCAATCCTTCGCAAGGGACTCTGCGAGGACGTGAGTCTTAATTCGATAGTCGGGATTCTCGCTGATAAATTGCTTGTAGCGTTCCCAAGTTCCAACATAATCATCTAGGTAATTCGACATTTAAATACTCCCTCTGCGCTGCGTCTTTGAGCGCGTCCTGTAATTGTTCTTTTAATGAATAGAAAGTGCCATCCGGCCAGTTCTGAATATCGGCGGCGCACTCTAGGCAGTAAAACCTTGTCACACCTTTGCGCTTAGGATGCTCGCTTACAATCTTCCAATAGGCAGGTTTGCGAGCTAATTGATGAAGCTCTCCACCGCGACTTAAGTGAGCGTATCTTTGCTTACAATAATCGCAGTATTGATTTAGATTGCTATTCCTCAAGAGAGCCAAAGTCGCTCCAATCGGTAAATCGGGTTCTAGCGAGAATAGCTGCGTATCCAATGAGATCGAGATACGAATCCTCGCGTCCCGGACTTTCCACCATTCGGCTGAGTTTTGTCGCGATAAACACCAATGCCAAGTCAGCTGGGTCTCTGAGCTGAATACCGAGGGCGCGACATAATTTGTAAATGCGTAATAGGTTGTCCCTCGGATCACCATACTCGAATCCCCGGTCGTTAAGAGTTGATTGGGCTTCTTCAATCCATTCATTAAGCCCTCGATCCGATAGTTCGTCCATCTTTATAGCCCCTCTCGTAGCCAAGATTAAAGGCTTTAGCTTCCCGATTTTCTGCCCATATCATTAGCGACCAAGTTATCGCTGTTGGTATGGCAATCATTAAGAAAAGTAGTTGGTTATCTGACATCTGCGCTCACCCCATAAGTGTCTAAGAAGTAAGCCGATATTTCAGCCCTTGAAAGACGGCCTCGGGTTGATCCCTTACGGCCTAACTTTTCAACTGCGTATCGCCGGATAATTGAGCCTTTGACGAAATTTGTGCCATCCGTCCAAGCTCCGGCTTGAGTGTTAAATTGAATTACTGCCGGTTTATTTATCATTTGCTCCCTAATCTCTAAACCCTTAAATGGATTTAGGTAAATAGATTAAGGCTCTAAATGGATTTAGACAAGTAAAAGCCGGGAGTGTCGGATATCTAGGAAGCCGACCCATTTATCAATCTTCTTAGCCCCGGCAAAATCGGTCTTGTCTGGAAGGTGCTTTAAAAGCCATTCTGGGGCGTTTAGAGCCCCTAAGTCCCACTCGTAGATACCTTTTGGCGTAGAGCTAATATAAAGCGTTCTAGCGCCTGTTCTAGCCCTTATATCGGCCAAATAGTCCCACTTATGCTTCTCAATCATCAGAGTGTCGTAATGCGTCCTACGGCATTTAATCTCAATGTAGGCGTTATGGGTTATTCCGTCTGCCCGGTCGGTCGCTGATAGGGGCGTAAGGTCGGGGTATTCGGCCTTTAGCGCCTCAAAGAGTTCGACTTCCCGGAAGTAGGTCAGTTGTCTTCCTCGCCGTCTTCCCATCCAATTTTACGAATGGGGTCATTGGCATCGATTACCCAGTCAGGCCAAGAGCTGCGATCCATAGCAAAAGCGAGAGCTGTGCCCTCATCCATTCCATTACGACGGCAAGTCTCGTAAATCTCTTTACAAGCGATAGCCCAGTAATCAAGTTTCGTTAGAAAAGGGTCTTTAACTGTGCGCTTACGGCGCTTTACTGGCTTCTTCTTAGCGGCGCGTCTTCTTTGTGCTGGCACTTATTACCCTCTCCCTTAGAGCCAATTCGAGGGTTGATTCTAACTTATCAAGTCTCGAAATTAGCGGAAGGTTCTCGAGTTTAATTATGTATCTCAGCCCAGCGATTAGTAAGCCAATCGATCCCAAGACTGAGGCGATAAACGCGGCAATCTCGGTAGGCATTACTTTACTCTGCCGTAGCGTTCGTAAGAAGGATTAAGCCAGTTAATTATGCTCGGCAATACGGCAGCAACGGCAGCATTTACGATCATCTCCGCATTTAGTCCCACCGCTAGGTAGGTCGCTAGAGCTGCTGCGAGAAATGTCTTTAGCCAACTGCCAGCCATTAGTTTCAGTTCGTTCATTGCGTTCTCCTTCGAGGTCGAACCAGCTTCCGTCTTTGTCCCCGAGACTGGTAAAGCTAATGTGAAAATGCGACTTGTGTGGATTGCCTTTGTATTTGCGCCATTTCCAGTTGAGGATAGGAGACGCAATCCGCTCATTAAAGATAATGTATTTGATGCGCTTGTCGCCCTTCTTCGCAAGTTTCCTGATTTTCTCGACGAGGGCAAAAGCTTCTTCTTTGTGAGCGCCAAGATCCGAATCAACATCTAAAGCTCTAACGATTCCGTCTTTTGGTATATGGTCAGAATTGCCTTTAGCAATATGCCGAGCGTCAGCAATCCAGCCATCAGAGCGCCTATCGCGATTAGGATAATCGTCGTCAATTTGCTCTCTTAGCTGAATACAGGCTTTACAAAGTTTGGCACTCACAACCCGAGAGCCTTGAGATCTTCTTCCGTTAATCCAAGACTTGCTAATTTTGCCAAAGCATTAGCGCGAGCATATGCCTGAGCTTCTTTTTGCGCTTCAATTAATGATTCAACTTCACTCCATTGAGCGTCCAATTCCTGTTTTGTGGGCTTTGTTGTATTTGAAAGCCATTCTAAAGTTTCGTAATTTTCATCAACAATCGACCATTCTTGGTTAGGATATTTGTAAATCAAAATTGTCGAATATTTCATTACGCACCTATTTCCATTACTGTCAGCATTGCTTTATTTGTTGTATTCGCCTGAACTGTGACTGAACTTGAAAAATTGACATAACGCACCTGGACTTTGTATGTGGTTGAAGAAGTGGTGCTTGGTGAATCGACATAATGTAAAGTGATTGGCAAACCCAAACTTGTTGAGCTTCCGGTGTTATTTTCCAAATCAAATCTAGCTTCAGTAATTGTTGTGCTACCTCGAACAAGGGCGAATCTCATATCAACATTTCCACCGGAACTTGCGCTGGCGCTACAAGTCGCGGTTAAGAAAACCATAATTCTTGAGCCAGTAGCCGCTGGAGTTATTGAAACATTCAAGTTAGTCACATCGACAAAACTTGTCGAACTGGTGGTGAAATTGCCTGAAGTTAAAGTTGTATTTACTACTTGTAGAATTTTGCCACCTCCGGCAGGAGTAGCCCAGACCGGAACTCCCCCGGAAACTGTTAAAACTTGTCCAGTAGAACCAATACCAAGTCTTGCTGGTGTGCTCGCTGAACTCGCGTAAATCGTATCGCCGGTCGTTGTCAATAAAGCATTTTGAATGGCGTTTGAGTCATCTTGAGCGACCCAAGTAAAATCTAAATCTGTATTTGAAGCTTTTGAAAGAACTTGTCCAGTAGTGCCGCCTTTAAGATCAACAAGTGAAGTATCGATGCCATTACCAAGTGTTCTGATTGCGGCTGCGCCGTCTTTGACTAAATCTGTATCGGCCGGGGTTGTCCAGCCAAAGTTCGTAGTTGATGGCATTAGTTCTCCTTTAGGCGACGATTGTAGCGTCTAACCAAGTCAAAGTAGGCGATAGCGTATTCCAAGACTCGGTGACTGGGACGCTGTTCCAACGGAAGGCTTGTAGAGAGTAGGCAACCGGGCTGACATTTAGAGTGAGCTGAAGCCGGTTATACCCAGCTCTCCAAGTCCAACCCTCGACGAATCCCTGAAACTCCCCATTTACCATATTGGCTGGCAGGTTTTGAATATTGAGAGGTAAGCCCATAAATACATTGAGAAGGCTATCCCGGTCATTATCGTCAATTTCCGGGCTATCGACCTCGAAGGTTATCTGGCTCATTTGGTATTGAGGATAAGCCCGGATAAGTAGATAAAAATCGGCTTGATCCTCTGCGTCTGACTGATTACGCAAAGTAGTCGAAACTGTGCTCGCCAATTGGCCGTAGAGGATTATTGATGCTGGATCTTCAGCTGAAACTGTTTGTGAGCCGGTCGATCCATAACCTACTGTGATTGAATTTCGGACATCGCCAGCTCGTTTAATGATATTCAAGCCCGAGCCATTGGCGTGATTGCCGTCTAAGTCGATATATCCGTTGGCTGATAAATATTGACTGCGGTGAGTTGAATCGGAATAACCAATTCTTCCCTGAGCGTCTTCATATAAATAACCCAAGCCCGAAGTCGCTAGACGGCTGGCTAGACTGTAAATATTTTCTACAACACCGCTTTGACTGTGTAGCTCATAATCTCCGGGACGATCAATTTCACCTAAGCCAGAATTCTCCGCATTAGCCCAAGTAATCGTCGGATCGTAGGTATTCCAAGTAGTAGCGGCTGGCACTTCATCCCAAGAATCAAACAAGACTTGGCTTAAAACTTCATAAATCATATCGCCGTCGAAATTATGAGCAAGATTGCCATTAAAAATGGCTCTGTTAAGTCGAGCGAGAGCTCCGGTGGCGACTATGTTGATTCGCTGGCTTAAGGCCGTAGATCCGCTTGTTGCGACATTTACCGCTAGATCCGTTATAAAACCGCCAAACAATGAAACCCAGTTATTGCCGCTATCTTTAACTTCAACGCTTATCGGATCGTTAATCTCATAGGGAACGGCTGCTTCATTGGTTTCAAGAAGACTCAAATTACAATAACC